ACATCTCGATCACATCTGCTGCCAACTGGGAATTCACCGTCAATGCAATTACGCCATTTCCGCTTTCACCTGGCACTCAATACTGGAACATCGAGACAACGGATTCTGGCGGGTCGATCAAGACATACCTGGTCGGAACGATTCAAATTCTCAACGATTAGCACATGGCCGAAATAGTTACCGCATCAGTCCAGGCAAACTCTGAAGTCATCACTGCCACGCTGACAAGCGGATCGGAGCAGATGACTGCGGTCATTAATGTGGCTGCGCGTGGGCCGATGGGGCCAGTTGGATCTGCTGCATGGGGATCAATCACCGGGACGCTCTCGACGCAGACAGACTTGCAGACCGCGCTCAACCTAAAGGCGCCACTCGCATCTCCAACCTTCACGGGCATCGTCACGGCACCGAGGATTACTGGCAGGTGCGATGGACTTGAGGTGCTTTGCAAGGCAGGTCTGGCGATCAATGCAGGTCAAGTGGTGTATGTCACTGGCGCATCTGGTAACAACATCGTCATTGGGCTTGCTCGGGCAAACGCAGAAGCAACATCGAGCAAGACGCTTGGTATCAGCGAGTCAACGCTCGCCAACAACGCGACAGGCTATGTCATCACCGAGGGACTGATGACTGTCAGCATCTCGGCTCCTAGTGCAAACGAGGGAGACCCGATTTGGCTGTCACCAACAACTGCTGGCAGCATGGTGTTCGGGCTTGCCAACAAACCATCTGCACCGAATCACATCGTCTATCTCGGAGTGGTGACTCGCAAGACAGGCAATACGGTTGTTGAGATCTACGTCAAGGTTCAGAACGGTGCGGAACTTGATGAACTCTCTGATGTTGCAATCACCAGTGCAGTTGCAGGCCAAGCGTTAATGCGCGGTGCAACACTCTGGGAGAATCGCAGCCTTGTCATCGCGGACATCAGCGATGCGACGACTTCTGTGCCGTTCTTGGCCGCAGCATCAAACACATTTACTGGTCTTACTAGTTTCACTAGCACGACTCGTCCGACAGCACCAAACGTAACTGGAACGCCAGCGGCAACAAGTTTGATGACGCGAGATGATGTTGACGCAGCGGAGTTTGATAATTTCGGCAGAACTTTTCAAGTTATTGGTGCAACTTTTGGTAATACTGGAGCAAGCTCGTCTGCTCAATCTAATTACCCATCTTACATCGCAGACATAAGAACTGGAGCGACTGCAAATGCTTACGCAAGAGCATCTATTAACCGATCTCTTAGTCAGGCAGTAGAGATTACTGGCGGAGGAATAAACTTCTCACTGCCTTCTGCAATCGCGGTTAGGCTAATGCTTAATTTGTCCGACACTATTCACAAACTTCGACTTGTGGTAGGTGGTAACGGCGGAGTTCCAGCAACAGCAGACAACGATGCTCTTGCTGTTGTAGGATACGGATTTGAAATTGGTTTGAACGCTTCAAATTTTGTTACCATTGCGTCTTTTAGGCACAATGGAACTACTTATGTTAAGGCTACCCCAACCGTAACCACGTTCACAAACTCTACGGTAAGTAATCAGTTTTTTACACTTGTTCTGACTAATAATGGATCTGGAACCATTACTACTGAAATGAAAAGTGGCAGGACAGTTTTATTCACCTCTACTCAAACAGGTGGACCGACAACTTCTGGTATTCTCGCAAATTCATACGTTGATCTCGTGGCCGTTAATGGTGCTTCAAGTGCGGCACAATTAAGATGCTCTCTTCAAAATGCAATGATTCGACCTTTCTAAAACCATGTACACCTCAATTACTCCCGCCTTCCGCGCTGCCGCTGAGATCGAGCAGATTACTGCTGATACGATCTCGTTCGTTGAAGCGAGACTCAAGCAACTACACGAACTTGCTGCTGATCCCGCAGTGCTTGAAGTGTTCGGCAAGAACGCTACCACTGCGCTGACCGCTTACTCTGCGTTCTTGCAGGCACTCAGCGTAGCCAAGCCGAACCACAACGCGCCGTCCTTCGACTTAACCGTTTTCCAGCCGCAGCCTGACGGCAGCGTAAAGTACATCGCTCCAGTAGTCGAACTCGATCGACCTACCGATGAATCCATTTGATCACCTGCCGCTCGCTGGCAAAGGCATTGTTGGTGTGACCGCCCCACTTGCAAGCATCCTTGCCACTTTGCCGGGTGATTTAAATCCTTGGCTGCAAACCATTGCTTTGCTTGCAGGCATCATCGTCTCAGTTCTCTCAGCCGCATCTATTATCCGAAAAAATCTAAAATAATGAATACCATTACCGAATACCTTAAAATGGAATCCACTTGGCGTGGAATTATTCAAATCGCCACCGCGTTCGGAATTATCGTGCAGCCTGCGCAGGCCGCTGCGATCATAGCCGGAGGCACAGCACTCGTCGGACTTATCAACGCTTTCAAACGAAGTTAAATGCCAAGACGCTCAGTTCCATGTTTTGTGATGATTGGCGGAATCAAATTCCGCATCGTCATAATAAAAATGGAGAACTGGGGAATGATGCACTTTGACGATCGGGAAATCTGGATCTCGGAGGACGCATTGAAAAACAGAGTAATTCTGATCGACACCATCCGCCATGAGATGCTGCACGCCACGCTATCCATTGCAGGTCACTCATGGGCTAAAAAAATCGAAGAAGAACCAATCGTCCGAGCCATCGAACACATTTTCTTGCCAGCGGTCGACGCACTGATGGCAAAACTCAACAAATCATGAGCTGGAAAAAATTCGTCGTCTGCGGGGATTCTCACGGCTCACTTGTCTGCGAGAAGTCGAAGAAGAAATTCTTGGATTTTGTCGATGACTGGAAACCACATTACCGCATTCACCTCGGTGATCTCTGGGATTTCTCACCGCTCCGCAAAGGCGCCTCGCAGGAGGAGAAGGCCGATGGCATCGCAGACGACTATGTGGCAGGCATCGAGTTTCTCGACGAGTACAAGCCGCATTTCCTCACGCTTGGAAATCACGATGATAGGATCTGGATGCACTCTACTCACTGCGCGGATGGCGTCATGCGTGAACGATGCTCGCAGCTCGCCGAGGCATCAGAGGCAGAATTCAAGAAGCGCAAAATCCAGTGGGTGCCATATCACGTCACGCGTTATCTTCAAATGCCCGAGGGTGGACCAAAATTGATTCACGGTTTCCGCGCGACCATGTATCCAGCCAAGGCTCATTTCGAGAACTGGGGACCGAGCATCTGCGGCCATGTCCACAAGCCGGACACCTACGTTGCGAGGCACATCGACGGACAGGCATCCTACTCGGTCGGGTGCCTCGCAGACATCAGCAAGATGTCCTATGCCGACAGGACGCCTGCGAAGCTCGCGTGGCGCAAGGGATGGCTCTACGGTATGATCAATGCCAAGACCGGAGCGTGGAACGCCTGGCACGTCATCGAGGAGAGTGCGCAGTGGATCTCACCAATGGGGATTCTTTAATATGTGACGTGATATCCAAATGCACCCATTTTCGTACCATTTTTGATACGTTATCACCCATATGGAAAAATTTTCCCATTTTTTTACCAGATGAAAACCACCACCAAACAAGCACTCTCTGGCCTAGATTTTGCGATCGCGCAGTGCATGCCACATGATCGAATGGCAGATGAATTTACCCTGGCTGAGTATGTCGTAAAGACCCGTATCAATCGCAGCACCGCACAGCAGCAGCTCGACCGATTAGTCGGACAAGGGCTGCTTACCAAGCGCAAGATTGCGATCGATAGTCATCTCACCAACCTTTACCGCAAACCATGATCGCCGAGCGCCTTTCCAAAGCAGCCGAGTCGCAGGTCGGCGTCCGGGAGACAAGGACCAACGGCGGCGAGAGAATCGCCGAATACCAACGTGCTACATGGCTGCCAGTCGGTCCATGGCCTTGGTGCGCGGCGTTCGTCTGCTGGTGCGTCCGCGAAGCGATGGGTGGCGAGCAATACACCTTCCCAAGACCAGAGACTGCCGGCGCATGGGATTTCGAGAACTGGTGCCGGAGCGTTGATGACTCGGTGAAGCTCAAGAAGCCACACAAGGATGACATCCGGCGCGGAGACATCGTGATCTTCACGTTCTCCCACATCGGCATCGCGGTCAGCGATATCGGCAAGGATGGGATCGTGCAGACGGTGGAGGGGAACACGAATGCAGAAGGATCTCGGGAGGGCGATGGCGTCTATAGAAAGCGCCGGCATGCCAGTAAGATCCGCTCAGTGATACGCTTTATGGTGTGAGTACACTCGTTAAGTGTAGGGCAAAATCCAAAGTCGAGAAAAATCGTCTTTTGAGGTGAAAATAAAAAATCACTCCAAAAGACGATTTTTATTGCGATATGGATTCTGCGAGTCATTGTGACGGCAGTTGCAGGACGCAACTCGTAACAAACCAACCAACCGACACCATGACACAGCAAATTAAATTCGGATTTCGCAAAAACAATGAAAAACGCGGAAAGATCATCACCGGAATCACAATTCAGCAATATCTTAAGAATCTTGGATCAGAGGATGAGTGTATTACACCAAATGGCGGATGGTTCCGTATTGGAGCTTTGACGACATCGTTTTCCGTTACAATTTATTGATCAAATACCACGCTGGGAAGTTCAATCCTCCCCGGCAATTTTGAATGAACCAAACCAATATGCCATACCTACCAGTAATCATCGCATCAACTCTCGGAATTTTCGCATTCCGAATCATCGGCCAATCCTGGGCCAAGGCTACCTTATCATGGGCGGCAGTCATGGCAATCATTCCAGCTTGCTACGGACTGGCTGTTCTCGCTCATTTTGTAAAACCATGATAACTCGAAAATTTTTCAAACTCCGAACTCTCGAAACCAACCCAAGGGTCATCGTCCGAAAAGACATGATTACCGGATCTCAATTCGTAGAGCATGAACTCAAAGGTCAATACTACCGAATTCTTCCATTTGGCGAAAAGGATATTTACGCGGTTTCAATGATGGCTCACCGCGAAGACAAATGGGCGCCTGCAAGAGGAAACGGCATTATTCTCACCAAGGAAATCGTCGCAAAATTTGATCAATGAAAACTCAAGAATACGATCAATTTATTTCTCAAAAGACCAAGCGCCTTGCATCGTGCGGATTTGAGCCGATACAAATCAAAGCTCCATTGTTTCCGTTCCAGAAGCACGTTGTTGAATGGGCAATAAGAAATGGAAGAGCAGCTCTGTTTGAGGAATGCGGTCTTGGGAAAACTCTTCAGCAAATTGAATGGGCGCATCAAGTCGCACTAAATACAGGCGGAACAGTGCTAATCCTTACGCCGCTTGCAGTTGCAAGTCAAACACTAGCTGAGGCGTTGAGATTTGGATACAGTGCAAAAATAGCAAAATCTGGTGATGAGATTGAATCTGGAATCAACATCACGAATTACGAGAAGCTCGATTTGTTTGATGGGATTGAATTTAGTGGAGTGGTTTTAGATGAATCAAGCATCCTCAAAAACTTTACTGGCAAAACAAGAATCAGGCTCACATCCAGATTCGCTCAAACGCCGTATCGCTTATGTTGCACTGCCACACCCAGTCCAAACGATTACACAGAATTCGGACAGCATGCCGATTTCCTAGGAATATGCACGCCAGAGCAAATGCTATCGACTTTTTTCATCAACGATACATTTAACACTGGCGACTGGAGATTGAAGAAGCATGCGGAGAATGAATTCTGGGAATGGGTGGCAAGCTGGGCCGCATGCATTGGAAAGCCATCTGATATTGGATTTGATGATGATGGGTACCTCTTGCCAGCATTGAACCTTGAAACCATAACTGTTGATGTTGACGAAGTTGCTCCAGAAGGAAGCGATGAGCTTTTTAAGCACGCCACGCTATCAGCAACAACGATGCATAAAGAGCTAAGGGAAACCGCGGAATCAAGATCAGAAGCAGTTGCCAAAATGGTAAATGATTCAGACGAAGCATGGATCATTTGGTGCAACACTAACGTAGAGGCTGATGCACTTTCATCAAGGATACCTTGTACTGTTGAAGTCAGAGGAAGTGATACGCCAGAAAAAAAGGAGTCACGGCTTCGATATTTTACTGAGGGGAAAACAAGAGTACTAATATCAAAGCCATCAATCTGTGGATTTGGCATGAATTGGCAGCATTGTCGAAATGTTGCTTTTGTTGGACTCTCTTATTCATTTGAGGACTTCTATCAGGCATTGCGTAGATCGTATCGATTTGGGCAAACAATGCCGGTCAACGCATACATCATTCAGGCTCGGACCGAAGGAGCAATCCTTGCGACCGTTAAAAGAAAAATGGAGCAACATCAAGAGATGCAAAAACGCATGAAAGTTGCTGCTCTGGCATTTAAAAATCACTCGCAAAAACAAATTCGCATGAAAACAGATATCAATACAACTACTGGAGACGGATGGGAAATTCATCACGGCGATTGCGTCCGAGTCGCAAAGAATATCGAGGATCAATCAATCGGATTCTCAGTGTTTTCTCCGCCTTTTGCCGATCTATTTACGTACTCGGACGATTTACAAGACATGGGAAATTGTGCTGATCTTAATGAATTCAGATTGCATTTTGAAATACTCATTGCTGAAATATCCAGAATCATGAAGCCTGGGCGCGAAGTTGCAGTTCACTGCGTTGACTTGCTTTCTACCAAATGGAAGCACGGCAAGATTGAGTTCCAAGATTTTTCCGGCGAAATAATTCGGATGTTCTGGAAGCACAACTTCGCATTTCATTCTAGGATCTGCATTTGGAAATCACCAGTAACCGAAATGCAAAGAACGAAAGCTCATGGATTGCTCTACAAAACACTGAAGGCTGATTCGTCAGATTCAAGAGTTGGATGTGCTGACTATTTGCTTGTTTTCCGTGCGCCAGGAGAAAACCAAGATCCAATCACTAAAGATCCATCGCGCTATCCAGTAGATTGGTGGCAAGAAGTTGCGTCACCGGTCTGGATGACGGTTGATCAAGGACGGGTGCTAAATAAGGACGGCGCCAGAGATCATGCGGACGAACGCCACATTTGCCCATTGCAGCTTGACGTTATTGAAAGAGCAATCGAGCTTTGGAGCAACGAGGGCGACTTAGTTTATTCGCCATTCACAGGAATCGGAAGCGAAGGCTATTGCGCACTGGAACTCAATCGACGATTCGTTGGAAGCGAGCTAAAAGAATCGTATTTTAATCAAGCGGTGCAAAACCTCAAGAACGCAAAAAGCCAGCTATCACTTTTCTAAACCTTCCCGCCTGCCGAGTGGTAAAGCGGAAAAATCCCAACATTGGACTGGCAAAAATTTGAGGAAGTTGAGCCAGACAATGTTGGAAACTTTCAGACCAGCAATAACATGAAAACACCAAGATCGCAAACCATACAGATACTCAATGCTCTCTCGAAAGGTAGAGCAATCACACCCATTGACGCGCTCGAAAAATTCGGATGCCTGCGCCTCGCGGCACGGATTTCGGATCTACGCGCTGATGGTCACCGGATTACCACAACGATCGCCAAGAAGAACGGCAAGCGATTCGCCCAATACTCGATGCCATGAACGACAAGATCAATTACCGCGAAAAGGTGCCGTGCTTTGGCAATCAGCCGCAGGCCGACATCGAGCTATTCAAGAAAACCGCCGAGGCCGATCGCAGACGCGAGGCGCTCTTTAACTACATGGAAGAGGACGCGAATCACATCGAATCCATGATTCTCACAATCTGCATCGCGATCATCTGCGGATCACTCATCGCCATCGGATATTTTCTTAATCCAATAATCACCCAATACCTAAAATGAGCACAACTGAAATTACACCACATAAACCATCCGCCTTGGCCGTCATGGCCGAGAACATCAGCGTCGAGCCTGCCAAGCTACTCGCGACATTAAAGGCTACAGTCTTCAAAGGCGCGACCGACGAAGAGCTGCTGGCGCTTGTCGTGACAGCCAACACCTACCAGCTCAATCCACTACTCAAGGAGCTTTACGCATTCCCGAAAAAGGGCGGCGGCATCACTCCAATGGTCGGCATTGATGGATGGCTGAAAATTGCAAATCGCCAGCCAAACTTCGATGGCATGGATGTTGCAACATTTGGCGACGATAAAAACCCAACTCACGCAACCTGCACGATCCACCTAAAAGATCGCGCTCACCCGGTAGTGATCACCGAGTATTTCGAGGAATGCAAACGCGAGACAGATCCGTGGCGCACGATGCCGAGGCGCATGCTTCGGAACAAGGCAATGATCCAGGCAATCCGCGTGGCCTTCGGGATCGGCGGCATTCACGACGAGGACGAAGCAAGAGATATCGGCGGCTCCGGCCTGCGGAATGTGACGCCAAAAGTGGTCAAACTTGATGCTCCGATCAATCCATTCGCTAAGTTGGAAGTTGCCAAGGAAGAAATCCAAGAACAGCCAAGCGCTGGATTTGACGCTGACGCCATTGAACCAGAACTACTATGAGCGCCGAAGAACAAGCACACAGGGCGATCGACCTGATCGCCGCAACGCCGCCACCGCAGAACGCACAGGAAGAGTTGCGAGCATTTTACCATATTGCTCTCAGCCAAATAACCCAACTCAGGGAGGCACAAAGCAAGCTGCGCCATCAAACCAACATCTCAAAGGTGCAAGGATTTATGGCTGCGTTACAAAGAGCAGAGGAGGACTGGCTATGATTATTCACCCACAAATGATCCAGCAGTCCGAGGAGTGGTTCCGCGCTCGATCAGGCAGGCCGACAGCATCGCAATTCTCGCGCATTCTGACCGCCACCGGAAAGGACTCGTCGCAATGGGAGGATTTCGCAATCGAACTGATCGGCCAATGCGTCCGGCCAGATGAGATTAGCTTCGAGGGTAACCGGCATACCGATCGCGGCAACGAGCTGGAGCCAGAAGCTCGTGATCTATTTGCTGAGACGATGGATCTGGAAGTCAGCGAGGTTGGATTCATCACCAGGGATGATGGTGTCATCGGATGTTCACCGGATGGACTTGTGACCAATCCGAATTCATCAAAGTGGATCGCTGGACTTGAGATCAAATGCCCACTTGCGAAGAACCATATCAAGTATCACATCGAGAACAAGGTGCCGGACGCATACCGCGCCCAGGTACATGGATCGATGGCGGTCACTGGACTCAAGCACTGGTATTTTATGTCCTACTGTCCTGGCATGAATCCATTCATCATCCGTGTCGATCGCGATGACTACACCAAGCAGCTCTCGGATGCGTTGGATCGGTTTCTGATATTCTACGCAGAGCGCCGCAAGGCCGTGCTGCCAACTATTTTGGAATCATGATCACGATCGGAATTGACCCTGGAAAAAATGGCGGAATTGCCGTAATCGACGAACTAGGACACGCCTATGCTGACAAAATGCCGGAGACTTTGCAGGACTTGTTTGAACATTTTGATTCT